AGAAAGTGCTGAAGGATCGACTCACGAGTAAGGAGGATGCCTTCACTTGGCTTTCAAACTACAGCCGGTCCATTGCGGCGTAATCCATGCCTATAGCATCTCGACTGACGATCTATAACGGCGCGCTTTCCGCGATTGGCGAGCGCACACTCATGACGACCACTGAGAATCGTGAGTCACGGCGCGCCTTAGATGACGTGTGGGATAGGGGCGGAGTGCGGACATGCCTTGCAGAAGGATTGTGGAACTTTGCCGGTCGGTCTGCGAAATGGGATTACTCCCCCGATATAACCCCTCCATTTGGCTACAAGCGCGCATTCGACCATCCGGCGGATTGGGTTCGGTGGCTGGGAGTGTGCGAAGACGAGTACATGAATGTCCCATTGCTACGATATCAGGATGAGTCGGGGTTTCTATTCGCTGACCTCGACACGGTCTATGTCCGCTGGGTGTCCGATGATCCTCAGTACGGCATGGACCTCTCCTTGTGGCCGGATAATTTTCAGCGCTATGTGGAGCTTTACTTCGCCGCTGGAGTCGTGCGCCGTCTTACCTCGAGTGACGCATTGGAGAAAAAGGTCAACGACCAGATGACGCTCGCCAAGAAAAAGGCGAAATCTACGGATGCGATGGACGAATGCACGATGTTCTTACCTCCGGGCACCTGGTCGCAGTCAAGACGTGGTCGGCGCACGCGGATCGAACGGGGTAACCGTTCACAATTGATCGGGTAACGCATGCCTAAAGAAAATTCTGCGGTACTGGCATTCAACCGCGGAATCTTATCGTCACTCGGTTTAGCCCGAGTCGACATTGCCCGCTACAAGATGGCGGCGCAGGTCATGGTCAACTGGATAGCCCGAGTCTTGGGAAGCATGATGCTTCGTCCAGGCTGGTCGTATCTGGGGGCAACGAAGAACAACGCTCTGGCGCGCATATTGCCTTTTGTATTTTCTGCCACCGATGTCGCTCGAATCGAGGTGATTGACGGAACGATGCGCGTATGGGTGGCGGACGTACTAGTAACAAGACCTGCGGTTACTGCCGCGATCACAAATGGGACTTTCGCGGGTAGCTTAACGGGATGGACCATTTCTGATGAAGTAGGTGCAACGTCGAGCCAGGGAACCAAGACGGTCGTTAATCCTGAATTCAGCGTCAACTTATTCGGTGGTTTCGATACCGCATTGTATTTTAATGCCGTATCGAAAGCGTCATCGGGCTCGACTACTGGACCTTATGCGTCGCTGGTTGGGACCGGGACCAATAATGCTATCCTGGATCAACAGGTTACCGTTCATGAGCCCAATGTCGAGCACGCCCTAAGAATCATCATTGCCCGTGGACCTATCGTATTTCGCTGCGGGAGTACACAGGGTGACGATAGTTATGTCTCGGAAACGACGCTCGGAACGGGCACGCATTCTATAGCCTTTACACCAACGGGGAATTTCTGGGTGCGGTTCATGAATAGCCGTACCTGCGCTTCGTTACTAGAATCTGTTGCGGTAGAAAGCGCGGGAACATTGGAGTTGCCCACCCCATGGGCTCAAGCAGATCTGGCGAATCTTCGCTCTACACAATCGGCAGATGTGACGTATGTAGGCTGTCAAGGGTATCAGCAGAGAAAGATCGAACGCCGCTCGTTGCACTCTTGGTCGATTGTTCTATACGAGCCGGAGAAGGGGCCGTTTCGGATCATCAATATTACCCAGACGACCATTGCGCCGAGTGCGTTGACGGGCGATATCACGCTCACGGCAAGCAAGCCGCTGTTCAAGTCGAAGCACGTCGGAGCATTGTTTCGACTTACTTCAGTAGGTCAGATAGTCACCGCCGCTCTTGGTGGAGCGGATGTCTATACCAATCCCATCCGCGTCAATGGCGTTGGAGAGCAGAGGCGATTCTCCATATCCATCACCGGAACATTTACAGCCACACTGACTTTGCAGTGCTCTGTGGGTTCACCTGGAGCCTGGACAGATGTCAAGAGTTATTCAGCGATTGCTGCTGATACCTACAACGACACGTTGGATAATCAAGTCATCTACTACCGAATTGGTATCAAGCCAGGCAATTACACTTCTGGAACAGCCAATGCCACGCTAACTTTCAGTTCTGGATCGATCACCGGAATCGTGCGAGTAACGGGGTATACCGATTCCACTCATGTGAATGCAGCAGTCTTGACTGCGCTAGGGGGTACAGGCGCCACCACTGATTGGTACGAAGGCTCATGGAGTGCACAACGAAGCTGGCCTTCTACGGTACGGCTCGATGAGGGGCGGTTGTGGTGGTTTGGATCGATGATCTACGGATCGATCTCAGATGACTACGAAAACTTCGACGATACGGTTTTAGGCGACTCTGGTCCTATTTCAAGAAGTATCGGTGAGGGACCGCTGGATGTCATCCATTGGGCGCTTTCTCTACAGAGATTGATGCTCGGAACGACTACCGCAGAATTTTCCGTGCGTTCAAGCGCTTTAGATGAGCCGCTGACGCCGACCAACTTTATTATTCGCGCCTCGAGCACTCAGGGGTCCTCCTACGTTGATGCGGTACGCCTCGATAAGACTGGGATCTTTGTTGATATCACGGGGCAGAGGATTTTTCAGCTTGAGCTCGATATCTATTCGTATGACTACAAATCCACAGAGTTAACGGTTTTAGTCCCCGATCTAAACGAGGCGGGCATTATTCGATTGGCGGTACAGCGAAAGCCGGACACCAGACTGCACGTCTTGCGTGTAGATGGAACGGTTGGGGTGATGGTATTCGATGCCGTGGAGAATGTGACGTGCTGGCAGGATGTGACGACCTCGGGGTCTGTGGAGGATGTGTGCATTCTTCCTGGTACGAGTGAAGATCAAGTGTACTACCTCGTTAGACGTACGATCAACGGTGCCACGGTTCGCTATCACGAGAAATGGGCTCAGGAGAGCGAATGCACGGGACTTCCCGTCGCTAAACATGCCGACGCGCATGTAATCTATTCCGGTGCGGCGACCACGACAATTACTGGTCTTTCTCATCTTGAAGGGGCATCCGTAGTGGCATGGGGATGGAATACGGTCACCCCTTTTACAGATGGTAATGGGAACACGATAGGGCGCGACTTAGGAGTCTATACGGTGACTTCCGGGCAGATCACTGGACTGCCAGTCGCTGTCACGAATGCCTGCGTAGGGCTTGGGTTTACTGCGCAGTGGCTCTCGATGAAACAAGCCTTTGCCGCCGCCTTGGGTACTCCGCTTAATCAAGCCAAGCGTATCGATAGGCTCGGGCTCATCCTACGTAATACCCATGCATTGGGGATTCAGACTGGACCTGATTTCGATAACTTGGACGATTTGCCGCTCGCCGATTTGCCAAGACAAATCGCCGATGATACCCAAGTAGATACCCATACGATCCTGACAGACTATGACCGTCAAATGACGGCATTTAATGATGTGTGGTCGACCGATAGCCGTGTCGCTATTCAGGCTGTGGCGCCAAGGCCGGCTAGCGCGCTGGCATTCACGGTTTCAATGAGCACCAGCGGATGAATGCAATTCTAAAAAGTATGCAGATTCAGTTCTCGCGCGAGACACTTTCTGATGCACGTGTCGATTCGGAGCCTTTGCTCAAGAAGCACTGGCGGGAGATCGCGCATTATCAGGACATCGCATTGAATGTAAATTGGGAAACTTACGAACAGGCCGAGCTAGCCGGAAAGCTTCGTATCTTCACCGCTCGTAAGGAAGGCGAGATGGTTGGATATGCGGTGTTTTTCGTGAACGTAAACGCCCACTATTCGGATTCTCTCCAGGCTGTACAGGATGTGCTCTTTGTGCTGCCTGAACATCGTAACGGTCGATTGGGATATATGCTTATCCGCTATGCGGACATGCAGCTGAAGGAAGACGGGGTGCAGGTCGTTTATCACCATTCCAAGGTCGCGCATAACATAGGTCCATTACTCGAGAGGATGGGATACGAGGCCGTTGATTTGATCTACGCCAAAAGGCTGGATAAATAGATGGGCATGACGGCTGCGGTCACCGGCACGTTATTGTCTGCCGGAGGCAAGGTCTATGGCGCACAAAAGAGTGCTGCTTCGGCCGACTATTCTGCGGCAGTGCTGGATCAGCAGGCCGGCCAATCTGTTGCATCAGGTATTCAAGGTTCTATTAACGAACGCCGTAAGGCTCAATATGTGGCCTCGGCCGCACAAGCTCGTGCAGCGGCTTCAGGAGGGGGAGCAACCGATCCGACTGTGGTCGACATTATCGGGAATATCCAAGGCGAGGGAGAATACCGTGCGCTCACCGAGCTATACCAGGGTCAAGACCGTGCAACCTCGCTTCGTGCCAGAGCAAGCGGATTACGCAGAGAAGCGAGTGCAGAACGTACAAGCGGATGGTTATCTGGTATATCTACCGTATTGAGCGGTGGATCGTCTTTCTACGATAAGTATGCGGCATAATGGCGCAAATACCTGATTTCACCGCATTGGGCGAACGGCCCACCCCGACGCCATCCAATGCTCAGCCGTTTGACGATCAGTCCGGGCAGATTATTGCGCAAGGTGTAGAAGCGCTCGGTGGGTCTCTAACTCAAATGGCTAACGAGCAGTATGCTCGAAATGTCAATCTGGCTCGTGCCCAGGCCGCTAATGCGTCGCTCGATCATGAGATCGCCGTCAAGACAGCTGCAGAGCAGGTACAGCAAAGGGTTGCGTCCGGAGAACTTCCGTATGACAAAGCGCGCGAGACGCTCGATTCAGAGATCTCGAAGATTCATGCTCCTGATATTCCGCATCTTGATCCGGTAGGGCGAGAGAACTTTCAGCGCGCTATTCAGCGAAACGTTGCAACGACACAATTCGCCATAGATCACGCCGTTGTTGTTGCCAAGCAGAACGACTTTAAGGATCAGTTTGCCGAGAATATCGATAAGCTCGGAAAACTCGCTGGAATGCCAGGAGCCAATATTGATGATATTAATGCGCGAGCGGATGCGTTTCGTCCTTTGGCCAGAGAGGCCGGGTTACCCGCATCCTTCGTCGATAAGGCGTTGCAAGACTTCAAGGATAAGAGCTGGCTAAATCAAGCCACACAGAGAGAAATGGAATCCAAGAACAGTCTTCCAGCGCTCAAAGCGCTGGAACATGATTTGACGGCGGAGAATGGATTCTATGCTGGCAAACTTGATACGGATAGGCGCAACGCAGTACTAAATTCGGTCATCAATTCTCGTTTGCAGATTGAGAACCGATTAGAGCACGAGCGCGATAAGCGTGAGGCAAAGGCTGAACGTACATTAGGACTTATCGATCAGCAAATCGCAAGCGGAGTTCCTGCAACGGCCAATATGTGGGCAACTTGGGATGGCCTAGTCAAAGGAACTGCAGTTGAAGATGAATTCAAGCAGCGAATGGTCGATGAGGAGAAGGTGCAGCAAGTCTTGCGATTGCCGCTGGATCAGCAAGCGAAATTTGTACAGGATAAAAGAGCAGCGCTTGACTCTGGCGGTGGCACGTTGCGAGATCGCGCGAATCTCATGCGGATAGAGGCTACTGTTCAGGCAAATGAAAAGCAGCTGGTTGATGAGCCGCTACTGTTCAGCGCAAACCGTACTGGAAAGTCTGTTGCCCCGCTTAATTTTGGGGGACTATCCGATCCAGTTCAAGCGCATGAATTCTCACAACAACTTGCGGATCGTATGTCCACATTGACCGCAGTACGCAAGGAATATGGCCCGCAGGTTCAGTTTAAGCCACTCTTGCCTCAGGAAGCCAAACAGCTCACTTCGCTTCTCAGCAAATCTACTCCTCAACAGCAAGCCGGCATATTTGCCGCGCTCGACAATGCGATTGGGGACACCGAAGGGTACAAGGCGACGATGCAGCAGATCGCGCCCGATGCACCAGTTAAGGCGATTGCCGGGATGCTGGCTTCTAAAGAACGCAATATTACCCTCGCTAATCATTGGTTCAAGCCTGATGAGATCGCAAGTAGCGGTAGCGTCGCAACGACCTTGCTTGAAGGGGAGCGCTTACTGGATGCGACCAAAGCCCAAAAAGCAGAGGATGGAAAACCCAAGACTGGATTATATCTTCCGGAGGATTCAGTACTTCAAACTGAGTTCCAAGACTATGTTGGAGGCGCTTTCGCCGGCCGTCCTGGCGCTGCACAGACGGCGTACCAAGCGGTCAAGGCATATTACGTGGGTAAGGCTGCGGAAACGGGAAGGCTCGCCGCCAACAACAAGGACATTGATTCGGGTCTTGTGAAAGAATCCATTACCGCAGCATTGGGAAGCGTCGTGGACTTTAATGGCCAGGGCGAAGTGTTAGCCCCATGGGGAATGGATGCGAGCACATTCAATGACCGCGCGCAAAGTGCGTGGATAGCCCAAGCAAAAAAAGCAGGAATGCCTCAGGATATGCCGAAAATAGGGCTTCGTAATCAAGGTGACGGCACGTATTACGTTGTGCAGGGAAAGAACTTTTTGTACGACAAAAATCATAAACCTGTCGTTATTGATGTCACGCAATGAGCGTCTTTGACTTTGATACAGAAGGGCAGGCGGTAGTAGCAGAACAGGCTGCCGCTAATCCCATAACGCCAGATCAGATGCATCCTGGATTCTGGGACAATACTGGCGAATCGATTGGCAAAGGCATCATGCGCGGTGGCGCTAAAGTAGGCCAGTTTATCGGTATGGGGGTTATTGCCGCGCCGTTAGTAATGACCGAAAAACTGCTGGGCAAAAACCCTGGAGAATATACCGATTCCGTTTTTCGTGCGCTAGACGATTATATCAACAGTGCAGTTGATTACTGGACTCCAGGGCCGGCTGAAGTTGGCACTGCCGGTAAGGTGCTGGGCGGATTTTCTGAGATCGTTTTACCGCTTATGGCTGGCGGTGGAAATCCTTCGTTAATGATTGGTACGCAAGGGCTTAGCGGCGCAACTGAGTTGTCTCGGAAAGGCGCAACGCCTGGGGCGGCTGTATCGTTTGGTATTTTGCAAGGATTTGCAAATGCGGTCGGATTTCGCATTCCATTCCTTGGCAAGACGCTGCTATCTAAGATGGCAAGCGGTGCAGTGGGGAACCTTGCGGTCAACGAGGGTTCCTCAGAATTATCTAAGCAAATACTTGCGCGCACGGGAAATGAAGAACTGGCCAAGGAGTTCGCGCCGAACGCTGAATCTGGCGCCGTGGATGTGCTTTCTGGACTTATATTTGGCGCTATTACCCATGCGCAAATGCCCTCTATTCGCGATGCGGCGGCCACCGTTGGCAATGCCAAGCACTTCCAAGAGGACACTGCGCCGGGTACTCCGGCCGATATTAACTCCTCGGTAGCTCACCAGAACGCGATGGAAGCCGCAATCCGCGACACGCTGAGCGGAGAGCCGGTCGATGTCTCGAAGACGAATGTGATGGAAGGGCAGTTCATTCCCCGACCACGAGAGCCGTTCGTGGGGGAATTGCCGGCGGATTTCAGAGACCTCAACAAGGCAGATGAACTGCCCGCGCTGAAAGAATCCGCGATCCCCAGGGATGAGAGCCTACCTCCCGCGGATCGTGCGACAGAATCGCGTTTTGCTCAGCAGTTGGAATCTGACGTGTCCAAGGCGATGGCGGAGTACGCACAGCTTGAGGGTTCTGACAACGGCAAGATTCTGAACACGGATCTTGCGCGGGAACTCTCAAGTGAATATCGCGCAGATCGCACTCGTAGTGCCGCTGTGCATGAGCCCGCTTCCTGGCTTGTGAAGGAGATGTATGCGAAAAGACTTGCTGAGCCTCTTAAGCCAGGAGAAGAGCCGGTCGTAATTATGAGCGCAGGTGGAACAGGGGCCGGCAAAACCACCGGCCTTCAGAAGCTGCAAGAGGCCAATCCGCTTCTCGACCGCGCCCAGATCATCTACGACACGAACATGAATGGCCTGGAGAGCTCGGCCAAGAAGATCGACCAAGCGCTCTCCGCCGGCAAGAGCGTAGCCGTGGTGTACACCTACCGAGATCCGGTAAAAGCCCTGGTTGAGGGCGCGCTGACCCGCGCAGAGGGCAGCGGGAAGGGCCGCACGGTTCCATTGGACAAGCACGCGGAGACCCACGTGGGCGCCGCCAGCACCGTCAAAGCCCTGGCGGAGCGCTATAAGGGCGATTCCCGGGTTACATTCAGCGCAGTCGACAATTCGGGCAAGAAAGGCGAGGTCAAACCCATGCAGTTGGCCAACGTGCCCCACTTGGAATACAATCTCGTCCGTGAAGACCTTAGCAAAGCCCTCGAAGGCGAACGCAAAGCAGGCACCATCTCAGAAGCCGTCTACCGCGGCTTCGCAGGCCAAGGAGCCTCTGACCGCCCAGGTAGTCGCCCAGGCGATCATCAAAGCCTGGCGGGAAAATCCGGCCTAGCTCAGGACCCAGTTGTCGCCGCAGCCCATCAGGCTGTGGCGCAGACTGATTTTCAAGTCCCTACGGGCGAGGTGAATCCGGATGGCAGCGTGAAAACCGTCTCCGCCCGGGATCTGCTCGCGCAAGCCCGCCAAGGCGTTATCCAAGCAGAGCACGACGCCAAAGCGTTCGAGGCCATTGCGGGATGCATTCTCACCCGAGGAGCCTCGTAATGCGGCCAGAGTGCATGCAGGCCGTTATCCAGGCGCTGGGGCGGGAGCCTACGAAAGCCGAGTTCGACGGGATCGAGGCGCGCTTGACCCGCGCCATGCGCAATCTCGCTCGCCAGGACTCCCTGGCCTGGATGGGCAAGAGTCAAGCAGAGCGCCTGCAAGAGGCCGGGCAGGCCGCAGCACAAGAACTCATCGCCGAGCATCAGGTCAAGGAGCGCCGCGCCGCGCTGACCATAGCCGCCCAGGGGCGAATTCAGGCGCATCTTACCGACCAAGCCGCACGAGGGATCACCGGTCTAGACGCCCTGGATCGCATCGTCGCCTTTCATGCCGACAACAAGAGCCACTTCATTTCGATCGAGACTCAGGCGCGCGCAATCGAACGCGATGGGCTGCGGCAGATGCTGGGGACGCTCGAGGCCTCGCACCCGAAATGGTTCGGGCTATTCGAGAACGCAGACGGCATTAAGGCCATCGTCCGGGAAATCTTCGGTGAGGACTCTGGCGTGCCAGAAGCCAAGCAGGGCGCCAAGGAATGGCATGCCGTGGCGGCATCGCTCAGGGAGCGGTTCAACCGCGCGGGTGGCGACGTGGGGCAGTTGGAAGACTGGGGCATGCCGCATCACCACTCGCAGGCGAAGGTCGCCAAGGTGGGGCGGGATCAGTGGGTGGCCGACACCATGCCGGCGCTCGACCGCGAGCACTATTTCAATCCTGACGGCTCGCGCATGAACGACGCGCAGCTGTCGGAGTTTCTGGGGAATGCCTGGACCAGTATTGCCACGGGAGGCGCAAACAAGGTCGAGCCCGGCGCCTTCCGCGGCTCGGGTGCTCGAGCGAACCGCGGTAGCGAATCTCGGCAAATCCACTTCAAGGATGCCGACGCCTATATGGCCTATCAGGCGAAATACGGCGAGAAGTCGCTGTATGAGGTTCTGGTAGGACACATCGAGAGCGTTTCCAAGGATACGGCGCTTGTGGAGACGCTGGGACCGAATCCCGATAACACGTATCGGCTCTTTCGAGACAGCGCAGTTCGGGAGGGAAAGCTTGCGGACCCAACGAAAAGCGGCAAGCTCGATGAGCGCGCGGTCCGAAGCGACAACCTTTACAACGTGGTCGCCGGAAAGACGCAGCCAGTTGCCTCGAAGTTCCTGGCGGATACTTTCGATACGCTCAGAAATTGGCTGATTGCCGCGCGGCTTGGATCTTCGGTGATCACCTCGTTTTCTGACGATGCGACGCTGCATTTGACCGCCAAGGTGAACCATCTGCCTGAGATGCGGCTACTGGCCAATGAGCTTGCCACGTTCAATCCCGCCAACCGCATGGAGGAGCGCTTGGCACTTCGTGCTGGCCTTGCCATGCAGACGCTCATTTCCTCTCTGAATCGCTTCGGCCAGCAGGGACTGGGACGGTCGTTCTCGAGCAAGCTTGCAAATACCGTCCTGCGTGCCTCTGGCCTGAACGCAATGACCGAAGCGCGCAAGCGCGCCTTTGGCGTGACGATGATGCACGCCTTAGGAAGCGTGACGAAAGAGCATGGCTCACTCGGTGAGTTGGACGCTAACGATCACCGGATTTTGCTCTCCAAGGGGATTACGGAGAACGACTTCGCGGTGTGGAAGAAAGCGCAGCTCGAGGACTGGGGTGGTGGAAACGATACGATGCTGACCCCGGAGAGCATCTACCGCATTCCAGATGAGACAATCGACCAGGTGATTGCTCCGAAGGTCGCGGCTCTGCAGGCAAACGCGCAAGGACAGATCAACGAGCTTCAAGCGCGCGATGCTCAGGAACGCCAATGGGCGGACAGCCGAACGACAAAGCTGCGCAGCTGGGTTGCAGAGCAGCAGCAGAAGCTCGCGGAGCGTATCTCCAAAACCGATACCGCAGGCAAGGAACGCCTCATGGAACTCAAGGCGAAGATTGGGAAGCTCGAGGAAACAATTGACGGTGTTGCTGGATATTGGGACGCTAATGCTGGACCTGATACGCCAGGAATACAACGTGGACAAACAGTCGGATTTTACGGAAAACGCGCTCTGCGCGATCTAGGAATCACGGAGGGAAAGGCACAGGAGGCTATCAAAAATACCAACAGTCTTGCGCGAGAAGTGACCGCAGACGTCAAACGCCTGAAGGCGGACCTTACGGATGCGTTCATCGAAAAATGGGGGGCTCGTCAGGCGGACATCATGGAATTCACTCAACGCGCTCAGGATCGGATCAGCCGGCGCGCTCAAGTGATTGATCGCATCCAGAAAGATATCGCGCCGGCCATTGATGCTGAACGAATCAAAGCCCGTGAACAGGCAGCCACCAAGCTCCTGGCTCACATTCTTGAGGAAACCGACGTCGCGGTGATCGAGCCGGGCGCCAAAGAGCGCTCGTTTACAGGGGCTGGCTTGCAACGCGGTACATGGAAGGGTGAACTTACCCGCTCGTTCTTCCTATTCAAGAGCTTCCCGCTGGCGATGATTACTCGTCATTGGGCCCGGGGGATGAGTCTGCCGAACACTGGAAGTCGCGCTGCCTATCTTGCAACGCTATTCGCTGCCACTACAGTACTTGGTGTGGCCTCGCTTGAGGTGAATGAGGTGTTAACCGGGCGTGACCCGAAGAGCATGAACCCATTCGATAAGGGCGGGGTGCGAAATTGGATATCGGCCATGCTTAAAGGGGGGTCTCTAGGAATATATGGAGACTTTTTATTTAGTGATTCCACGCAATATGGTAACAGTCCTATTGCTACCGTGACAGGTCCTGTGTTGGGATTAGCCGAGGATGTGTTCAATCTCACCCAAGGCAATATCATACAGACACTTCAGGGGAAGCCTGCAAACGTGGGCGCTGAGACGGTACGCTTCGTGAAGGGCAACACTCCTGGAGCTTCGATTTGGTATGCCAAAGCAGCTTTAGATCATCTGATCTGGAACCAATTGTCAGAGTATTTCAGCCCAGGATATCTTGCCCGCATACGCTCTCGAGCACAAACTGAATTTCAGCAAAAATACTACTGGGAGCCACAAGATGTGGCGCCTTCTAGGGCGCCTGATCTTTCAGCCGCAGTCTCGCATTAATGGGATGGATTCTCGCTAATATCTTTCTGATCGGTATCGTTGCAATTGCGGCGGGATACTTCTGGCTCTTTGGCTCAATCGTTAAATTGAGCGAGATTTCTGCGGACGCTGAGCCATACTTGTTTGCGCTCGCTGCACTTGTCGCGCTAATTGCAACATATTTTACCGCGAAGGTATTGCACGCTTTGATTGAAAAGTTACTTAGAAAACTATAATTAGAATTGTTTCCGTATTAACCCGAACCGCCCTTTGAGGCGGTTTTTTCGTTTCGGAGTACCCCGTAAATGCCCGCTACCGTCACCGATAGAGTATTCGGAGAGTCAAGCTCGGTCGCTGTAAAAGCGCCGTGTCGCAGTGTTTCGACTACGAATATTACGCTTTCTGGATTGCAAACAATCAGCGGAGTTTCGCTAGCAGAAGGAGATCGCGTTCTAGTCTTAGCCCAGACCGACGCAAAACAGAATGGAATTTACAATGTCAGTTCTAGTGCATGGACGCGTACCGGAGATTTCGACGGGAACCGTGATGTCGTGCAGGGAACTCGTGTTTTGGTGGCTCTTCCCGGATCTTCCTTGGCGTCTGAATACGAATTAACCAGTGCTAACCCTATCATCATTGGAACATCATCGATCACATTCGCGTTACGTTATGGAGCTAATGCGACTTACGACCGCACCACCGCCGAGATCTCCTCCGGGGTGACGCCGGTGAATTATGCGTATCCGCCAGGAGACTTGCGGCGGTATGGATGCGACGTAACGGGAGCCACTGATAATTCGACTCAAATCTCCAACGCTATTTTGGCAGCCGTAGCTTCTGGTGGTACTGGATATATTTATCATCCTGGCGGGACGATTTCTCATGCCTCGCAAATTGTGGTTCCTAACGGCCTTACGATTGTCGGATATAGTCGAGTATCTTGTATTTTTCAGTTCACGGGGAGCCCCTCTGGTTCTCCAGTTTATACGCGTTCTGCATGGCGATATGCCAATGGCCCAAATGGGTCTGGCTATGCGAATATTGCTTTTCGGCATGTTAAAATTCTCTATCAGAACACAGTAAACTTTGCCGCTGCTATTGAATTTAATGCTGGAGGGTGGAGCTATTTTGAAATAGATGATGTATGGATTAGAGGTAATTGCAGCTATGGCGTTATTCTTGATGGTGTTGAAGTCGGGAGTGTCCATAACTGCCTGATTGAAAATCTAAATGCCACGGCGAATTACAATATATGGATTGTAAACGGAGGAGATCGGGTAACTGCTCAGACGGCTGGATTTACCAATGTCATTTCAATCCGTGAAAATCAGATTTCTGCCGGGACGGATTCCATAGGTCTTGTAGATGATGGCGGTAATGCCCATGTGGTACAGGGAAATAACTTCAATCAACATCGAATCCCCGCTACCTTCTCGGGCGCTCAAGGAATAAAACTTGGCGGCAATTCCTTTGAGACGACCCTGACGACTGGCCCTGCTAATGTTTATTTCGGATTCGCAACTCAGGCTGGCGTTCCTATTGGACCATGCACGGGGTTCGAAATTACCGCTAATGGATTTTTTGGCGGTATGTCATCTGGCTCTCTTTTGACATTCGGGGGAAGCCAGAACACGATCACGGCTATTACTAAAGCCTCTTCTGCGGTAGTGACCGTATCTACGGGAGGTGCGACCAACCCTTTCGGTCCAATCCTAGGGAGCTTTGTTTTATTTTCTGGCGTTGCGGGGATGACGCAGATCAATGGTCTTGCAGGACAAGTGACCGCGTTAGGCGGAAGCACGGGGGCTTGGACGGTTACCGTCGCCATTAATTCTAGCGGATTTGGCGTCTATTCATCTGCTGGGGTGGCGCAACTCATGCATTCAGGTGGGTTTGTGAAGGGGAACAATTTCGGTAGCGAATTTGGTCGCGGCGGTGCCATTGATGTAACCTATCTCGCTAATAGCGAGTGTTCATCGAACACCGATTACGGCAATGCGAGCATGTCGCATTACGTGGGAACGCATGCCGACTCCTCCGGAAATACCTTACTGCCGCCACAGATAGGCTTTCTTCCAACGCTTGGCGTGAATGGGGCCTATTACGGTGATACCCGGTATCGCTCTGCATTTGGCGCAGCCGTGCAGGTCGGATATTTGGTTGTGGCCTATTCGTCTTCTGTAACCTTCGATGCGGGTGCTGCAAATATTTTCGATATCACGGCCACCAATGGGACAGCATTTACGATCAATTCCCCCTCGAATGTGACCGGAGGAAATGAGTTTGCGGTAACGATTCGCAATACTTCAGGCGTGGCATTAGGCGCTATTACATGGGGGACATCATTTAAATTAGCAGGTGCTTGGATATCTCCCGCGACAGGGAATAACCGAAGTATCAAATTTATTACCGATGCGAGCGGAGTTTGCCATGAACTGTGCCGCTCTGCTGCGGATGTAGCTAATTGAGCACTCAATCCGCAGCCAATTTTGGTTTGCGATGCCCTATGAGGGCGTTCCATTCTTCTTGTGAACGATCAAGTGATATGGCGGGTCCATGTGGACGCTCTGGCAGGAGCGCGTCCGCGCGTTTAGCAACGTCCTTTAGGCGATCAAGTTGTCGCCGTTGCTCGAAAGTGCCATTTTCATGGTTTGAATATACTTCACACAATATCGAGGCCATTTCTCGAATCAGTCCGGCTATTTCGTTCATGGAAATTCCCTATAGTTAGGCGTTGGCAGAAACATACAGATTAGATTATAGGCTCAGGAGTGCGAGCGATGGCAGAGGCCGGATTACAAAGAGATTATAGTTTCGGGGTGTCTGTTTCAAATATCAATCCAGAATCTTCGTTAGGAAAGCTAGTCGAAAGATTTACTAAATTATGGTGGCGATTCGATGCCATGCTAGAGCGCTGGAAAATGAGTATGAAGGATCATCGCATCGATACGGACTATAACCCTGACGATGAGACAATACGCAAGCTAACTCGAGCGATTGGCCAACTCATCGAAAAGCCGAGAAGTAACAATTATTACAACGGTGGCGGTGACAAAAAAGCGCTCAATTGGATTCTCGGGGTGCTTGCCATGCTAGTGGTGAGCGGGGTTGTAGGCGGAATCGCGCTCTACGGGCGGCTATCCTCTTTAGAATCCACTGTCAATAGTGGCATCACGGCTCATGAGCAGCGTATAAGGCGCCTCGAAGATATCAACGAACGCCGCTACCGTGAGGAAAAATGAATACTGAAAATAATGCTGTACCGCATCAAACTCGCCATGAACAATCGCAGGATAAGTCTGTGCGAGTGGGTGACGGCGGAGGTGCCGCCGCTGGCGGAGGGAACGCTGAGATTCATGATCGCACGGGCCTTTATATCAGCATTCTCGCGCTGGCCATGGCGGGTATTGCGTTGGGTTTATGGCTCAATCAGGCGCAGATCATCGAGGCTAAAGTACAAGCGGGTGTCGCGAAAGCTGAAGCTACCTCACATGCTGCCGATACAAATGCTCGTGTAGCTATGGATAATGTGCAGCAGTTGCAAGTACAGCTCGCCGCCAAGGGTAT